TCAGAAAACAGGCTGTCCTGATCGAGCAGGAGAGGATCGCGGGCGCGGTCTTCCCTGCCGATCTTTCGGAAGAAAGAAAGCAGGCAGAAGATGATCTTGACAGGATCGAAATGAAACTAAGGAGGATATGACATGAAAGAAGGAATCTGCACTGCTGTTGGAGTAGTGGGAAGCGCGATTGCAGCTGCTTTCGGTGGATGGGATCAGGCACTTGTGACGTTGGTGATCTTTATGGTGATTGATTATTTATCGGGGCTGATTGTTGCGGGAATTTTTCACAACAGCAGAAAAACAGAAAACGGAGCGTTGGAAAGCAGAGCCGGATGGAAGGGGCTGTGCAGAAAAGGTGTGACATTGCTGTTTGTGTTGATCGCATACCGTCTGGATCTTGCACTGGGTGTAAATTATATTCGCAATGCAGTGATCATTGGATTCATGGCAAATGAATTGATCAGCATCACGGAAAACGCAGGACTGATGGGAATTCCACTTCCGACAGTGATCCAAAATGCAATCGAAGTTTTGACACGAAAAGCATCTGTGTCAAAGGATGGTGAACAGTAATGAAAAAAGAATATCTGACAATTTTGACCAACATTATCGGCGGCGTGGAATCTGGCGGGCAGACATACGGAAAAAGAAAATATGGTGCGTATGCCGGAAAAGCAGCAAATGCAGACAATGAAAAAACGTGTACATTAGGCTGGGCGCAAAATTATGGGAATGAAGGCAGAAGATTGTGTCAGATGATCCTGAAGGCAGATCCGAAAGCCTTCAGGACTGCTGACACAGCAGGAATCGAAAAGAAACTGTCAGTAGACTGGGAAGCTACAAGATGGAATCCGACAGCAAAAGAAAAAGCTGCATTGATTGCGATTATCACAACGGATGCAGGAAAGAAGTGTCAGGATGATTTATTCAAGGAACTGATGGAAAAATATATCGCTGAAGCTGAAGCATACGGCGTTGATAATATACAGGCACAGATGATGTGGTGCGAAGTAGAACATCTTGGTGGTTCAAAACCAGTAAAACGAATTTTTGCGAGAGCGAAAAAGCCATACACACCTGATACAGTGTATGCATCGCTGATCTTAGATCAGAAGGATACAAGCAATGATAATCAGGTGGGGGATAAAAAGTTTGAAAGCAGACATCAGTGTTGCGTGCGGTGGATTAAACAGTACGTTGTGGACAATGTGGATAAATCAGGGGAAGAAGGTGCAAAAATGTATTCAAGACAGGCGGTTGTGGATCTGGTAGAAAGCTGGATCGGAAAAAATGAAGCGGATGGATCATATAAATCAATTATTGATATTTACAATAGTTTCACAGGTGCATTCCCGCGCGGGACAAAAATGGCGTATGGATGGGCGTGGTGCGCTTGCACTTGGTCAGCACTTGCCGTCGCGTTGAAATATACGGCAATTATGCCGATTGAAATCAGCTGCTATTATCTGATTGAAAGAGCGAAGCAGATGGGCGTATGGGAAGA